AGAAACAGGAGGACGGCCGGCGACGGCCGCACCCGATGTATCCCCTGCTCACGCAGAGGCGATGGATGAAGTGGCCGAGGAACTCGACGCGGCCGAGGAGGCCCTCGCCGCTCTTGACCTCGACGGCGCCAACGCCCAGGTGATCGCCGCTGTGATCGAGAGTCTCCGCGAGGCGCGCGGCTATCTGGGGCTCGGCCCGAAGGTCGAGGCCGAGGTCGAGATCCACGACGACATGGAAGAGGACGAGGCGCCCGAGGACGGGGCGGCTCCCGAGGAGAGCGTGGCAGCAGCGGCCACGTCCGCTGGGGTGCCGGCCTCCGCAGTTGCGCTCAACGGCGCGCAGGTGCAGGCGGCACAGGGCATCATCACGTCGGTAGCGAAGGGCGAGCTCCCGAGGTCTACCGGCGTGCAGATGCTCGTGCAGTTCTTCAACATGGCGCCCGACGCAGCCGAGGCGCTCATGGGTGACGTGGGCGGGTCCTTCATCATCACGGCGCCCGAGGCGACCTGATGCCGTTCATCTCAGAACGTCAGCGCGACTATCTGAAGCGTGAGCACCCCGAGGTGTACCGGCGCTTCCTGCGCGACGAGCGCGCGATGGGGTTTGAACTCCGCGCACCCGTCGAGGTCGCAGCCGTCGCGAAGCGTGGACTCGAGAACCGGCGCAAGTACGGCCGAGGTGGAACGCTGGTCGGTGCGCGTCGTGCATCGCAGCTTGCCGGCCGCGACGTGGTGAGCATCGAGACCATCAAGCGCATGGTCGCGTACTTCGAGCGTCACGAGGTGGACCTCGAGGCGCCGGCCGCTCGACCAGGGCACCCGCAGTATCCGAGCGCCGGGCGCATCGCGTGGGATTTATGGGGCGGTGCCCCCGGCCGTGCATGGGCGCGGCGTCAACTAGCAGTCTGGGAGCGCGTGCAAGCCGCACGCGAGGAGGAAGAATGACCGAGGAAGGAACGACGACGACGACGACGACCACGGCAGAGGCCAGCGACAACGGAGCGGGCGCCCGCATCCGGCAGCTCGTCGCTCGCGTGAAGGAGCTCGAGGGGCGCGTTGCCGAGCTGGCGCCGCTCGCCGAGAACGCCGAGAAGTACAAGGCGCAGATCGAGGAGGTCAAGGCCGCGAGCAAGGCCGAGCGTGAGGCGCTCCGCACCGAGCGCGAGATCGCCGCGGCTGGCATCACCGACGCCGAGGGCATCGACTACGTGCAGCACGCCTACAGCCGGCTCCCCAGCGAGGGGCGTCCCCCGCTTGCGGAGTGGCTCGGAAACAAGGACGCCCTCCCGAAGGCAGTGCGTGCCTACCTGCCCGAGGCCGCACCTGCTGCGCCCGCTGCCCCGCCGGCTCCCGTTACGACGGCGATGCCGAAGGTCAACGCCGGCACGGTCACGCAGACGCCGCCGGCCACGACCGCGTGGACGCCCGAGAGCATCATGCGCCTCTCGCCGGCAGAGTTCAAGGCGAACGCCGCAGCGATCAAGGCGGCGCTCTCGGCCCCTTGACATTCTGTCACGCGTAGGCATACCCTAGCCGTGGGGACACTCCCCACGCGCTCGGGGCAAGCTCCCGTAAAAAGCGACAGGCGCGGCAACCTCGAACCTATCTAGGAGGCCACTATGGCCAACATCGATTTTGCCGCTCTCGACGGCAACGCCCGCGTCGCTGCGGTCCTCTACCAGTCCATCGTGATGAAGCTCGCCGACACCGGCAGCCTTCGTAACGCGCCGTGCTTCCTCAACGTGGGCAGCGTGAACGGCACGGGCTCCGACTCCATCCAGGTCCCCGTCGTCGGCCTCAACGGCACCGACATTATGAGCGCCCCCGGCGACGGCGTGAGCGTCAGCAACACCTCGATCACCTCGTCGGCCGCTACGGTCGTTGTCGCTAGGCAGGCCCTCCGATACGACCTCAGCGACTTGGCGCGCGTGACGAACTCGGTCCCCGGCGGCGTGGACCTCGAGGGTCTGTCGAACGCGATGGTCGCGGCCTTCAACGGCCGTTTCAACCAGCTCGCGTGCCAGCTCTCCTCGGGCTTCACGACGCAGGTCGGCAGCACGGGCGTGGACCTCACCACGGACACGTTCTACTCCGCGATCTTCGCCCTCCAACTGCAGAGCGTGATGGGCGAGTACGATGTCGTGCTTCATCCCCAGCAGTGGAATGACCTGATGTCGAGCCTCCGCGCGGAGACTGGCCCGGCGCAGTACATCGCGGCGAACCAGGAGCAGACGAACGCGCTGGGATCGAGCTTCAAGGGAAAGCTCTTCGGAGTGAACTGCCACGTGTCCTCGTATGTGCCGTCTGTAGGCGGCGTGGACTACCGGGGGATGATGCTCGGCAACGGCGCCATCGCCTACGCCCTCGGCACCCCGGCGCCCATCGCGGCGGCGGGTGGCATCATCATTCCGGCCGGCGCCCCTGTGGCGGTCGAGTGGGAAAGGGATGCCGCGAGTGGACTCACCAAGGTGGTTGGCAGCAGCTTCCTCGGCGTTGCGGAGCTCCAAGACCTCAAGGGCGTGGGCATCCTGTCTGACCTGTGATGGTCTGCTAGGCTCTGCCTAGCGCCAAGGCGTGTCCGTGCTTATGGTACGGGCACGCCTTCGTGCGTAAGGAGAAACAGATGGCAGCGAACTTCGGAACGGCTGACGGCGGCAACTTTGCAGCGCAGCCGGCGTCTCGCCCGGCTGGAATGGCGACCCTGCTCAACCTGCCGAGCAACGCGGCATGGTGGTACACCCATCACCCGGGACACTGGCAGTGCGTGGACGGCGAGTGGCTCCCCGACCTCGGGCAGATGCTGGCTATCCCCGGGCTCAACCGGGTGGACAAGAACGGCGACACGGCGCTCGCCGAGGTCCACCTCGGCAAGAAGGGCGTGACCATCATCCCCTGGGAGATCGAACCGGGTGGCTACTGCATCCAGTACGCAGGCGCGAACGGTCCCGTGTTCCTCTCGAAGTGGGAGAAGCCGAAGCTCGTTGCGGGTCAGACGCGCATGACGGTAGACACCGAGGGATACCGTGCCTTCCTTCGGCGCCTCGTCGCGGACGGCGTGATCAAGGTTCCCGACGCCGACTTCATCGGTGTGATCATCGAGCGTCAGGAGCGCGTGGTGAGCGAGCACCAGACCCGCGCGCCGACGCACCCGGGCAGCGCACTCGCGCTCCCCGTCGAGCAGAAGCGCCTCGAGGACATGCGCGCCGCGCGTGAGCGCATGTATACTCCCGTCAAGAGCACGAAGGTGAAGGCGTGAACGGCGAGCGTAAGGACATCGCAGCAGCGAAGGAATCCATGACGCGGCGTCTGATCGAGGGCGGCATGCCGGCGCAGCGCGCCGAGCAGGTTGCGCGCCAGCAAGCGCAGAAGGCGGATCGTCGCGAACGCGATAAGTAACGGCAGGGGGACACGATGAGCATCAGCGAGACGCTCTACACGGCACGGTTTCGCTCCGGCGAGACGATCGAGCGTGGGCGTAATCAGGATCTCACCTGTCCCGTCTACCGTGCGGGTGCGCTCGTCGCTCCGCTCTCCGGCACGCTCACGGTCTACCGTGCGGATGGTACGGTCGTTGTCAACGCCGCGGCCGTGACCATCACGGGCAGCGTGGCGACCTACGCGCTGCTCGGGACCGTGACCGCATCGCTGGCGCTCGAGGAGGGCTGGCTTCTGGAGTGGACGCTCCAGATGACCGCCACGATGCAGAACGTGTTTCGCAACGACGGCGCCCTCGTCCGTCGCACGCTCTACCCGGTCATCACCGACGCGGACCTGTTCCAGCGCCACTCCGACCTCCCGGCGCTGCTCGCGACGGGCACGACCTCGTATCAGTCCTACCTGGACGAGGCGTGGGGCACGCTCACGAACCGGATCACGGCGCAGGGACGCCGGCCCTACCTGATCATCCAGCCGAGCGCGCTGCGTGACGCGCACCTCGCGCTGACGCTGCAACTGATCTTCCTCGACTTCCAGACGAGCGCCGGGGAAGGCGGTCGCTGGCAGGCCCTCGCCGAGCACTACGGCCGCGCCTACACCGAGGCGTGGGGCCAGCTCCGGTTTAACTACGACGAGAGCGACGAGAATAAGGTCAACCCGAACACGAAGAAGTCGGGCACCTCGACCGTGTGGCTCAATGGCCGCGGCGGCTATCCGTCCTTCGGTGGCTGGTACTGATGGCGAGCAAGACGGTACGGCAGCTGCGCGAGGACGTGACCGCTCGCATCCTCACGCTCACGGGATGGAAGGAGTCGCGCGTGGCTCCCGACAACTTCGGACGTGATGCGGACTCCATCGCCCACAAGGCGTTCGCAGTGCATCCCACCTCGACCGACGACCTGCGCGCCTACCGCGGGCGCCCGGCCGAGGGCCTCCTCGTGGAGACGACGCTCGAGGTGCGCTACTCTTGGCGCCTCGCGCCGAAGGGTATGAGCGACAGCTACGACGATGCCCTCGACGGCGAGCAGAGCGTGATCAACAAGCTCATGGCCTACGACGCGACGTGGCCCTCGTCCTATAAGGTCCAAGTCGTGAGCACCACGCGAGAAACGTCGGTGCTCGGCGAATGGGTCGTAGGTGTGATAACGTTCCGCATCGTTCACACGCTTCCGCTTCAGTAGGGGGACATCATGCCTGTTTCGTCTGTGGTGAAGAACTTCCGCGACGGTACCATCCTCCTCGAGGACGGGACCACGCCCACGCCGATCTCCGTCACGGTCCAGTACGAGGCTGGCGACTTCAGCATCTCGGGCCTCAACCAGAGCAACACCGAGGCGACGACGTACCTCGACCGCGGCGAGCTCGGCTCGGTGCGTAAGACCTCGCGCACGTTCCCCACGTTCTCCTTCTCGGCGCACATGACGGACCTCTCCGACGCGACCGACAAGCAGCTCTGGGACGCCGTCAATAAGACCGGCGCGTTCGCCTCGGCGATCTCCACGGGCGGCAGCGCCTCGGACGTGTTCATGCTGAAGGTGACGCTCACGGTCGAGGGTACGAACTTCGGCGACTCCGCTGACCACACCATCATCATGACGAACTGCCACCTGTCCATCGACTTCGCCGAAGGTGACCCGAACACCTTCACGGTCAACGGCACGGTCTACGGCACCATCACGGCGACCTAACCCCGCACGGGATAGCATCCCATGCCCGACGCCCCCCGTGCTACATGGTGCGGGGGGCGTTTCACGTCTGAAGGAGGAAGGATGGAAGTCACTCTCGGGAAGCACAAGGTCACGCTCAAGAAGCCGTCGTCGTTCATGTCGGCGCGCGAGGTCACAATCGCGGTGGGCGTGAGCGCCCTGCGCGGGCTGGGTGCGGCCCTCGGCGTGTGCTGGGCGAGCAAGCCTCTGAAGGCCACGCTGGCCGGCTGCAAGTACGACACGCTCGCCTACGGCGGCGCGGTCGTGGACGAGCTGGTCGCTCTGGGTGTCACCGAGGCCGAGATCTACACGGCTGGGAAGGAGGCCCTCGACCTCGTGATCGAGGCCATCCCGCGCGAGCCCGAGGTCGCGACCGTCGAGGGTTTTACCGATCCGCAGACGGAGCCCTCGACGCCGTAGCCCTTGAGATCGGGCTCACGTTCTGCGGCGACCCCGACGCGTTCTATGGGTGGACACGCGACCAGCAGGAGCGCGTCCTCGCGTGGTGGCGCGTCAAGCACACGCCGCCGCCGAAGCCTCAACGCGGGAAGGCGCGCGAAGGTGATAGTATGTCCCCCGAGGCGCGAGCCTTCTGGGGGATCGGTGGCGGGTAAGAAGATCACGGTAGGGCGCGCATCGGTGGCTATCGGGCCACAGCTCGAGGCCGCGCTCGACCGCATGATCTCCACGACCTACGCAGAGATCAAGCGTGAGGTCGAGAGCATCGCGTCGGACGTGACCGACTATGCTCGTGGCGAGTGGTATCAGAACGTCACGCGCCGCACGGGTAAGACGGGCGAAGGCATCGACTACGAGATGCGGATCACTCCCACGCACCTAAAGGGCATCGTGTTCTCGAACACGAAGGCGACGTACTACGTGCATCGCCCTGGTCCGTTCTCTCGCCTCGGGCGCCGCGTGGATGGCGAGGAGTTCTCGACCATCATGCAGCAGTACCGCAACACGGGGACCATCCCCGAGGGCTACACGGTCGAGCGGTACACACGCACCAGGCGACCCATCGGTGTGTTCAAGATCAACGTCGAGAGCAAGCGCCCACGCGACGGCAAGAACGTGTGGAAGATCGTGGCGATCGACTACGG